CCTGGGAAGAACTAGAGAAGCTCGGGATGTCGTTGCCGGCGACCAAGGTGTCCGGTCCTCGTGGAAGCGGCTTCGACAAGCTGCTTGCCGAGCGGCGCCAAGCAGCCGCCGCGGCCGGGGATCCGCTCGACAAGATCCTCGCCGAGGATCTTGCGGAGTCGCTCAAACACGCTCGGCAGATTATCGCCACCGCCGCCGGGACAGTCCCTCCGGACGAGACCGAAAACATTGTCGCAGATCCGGAGGTCGATGTCGCGCTTACGGAATGGGCGAAGGAGCAGCCGCTCGGCGAAGAGCAGCGAGGTGTCGACGGCTATCCGGTCGCCCCCGGCTACACGCAAGACGGAAACGCCAATTGGGAGCGGTGCGTAGAGACAGGGGTGTGCCGCAGAAAGCTCCGGCCGAGCCTGCGTGAACGATCTCTCGCCGCTGTCGCCGCAGAGCCGCCCGAACTCCCGACGCCGGAGCGCGCCGCGGAGATCGCCGCAGGGGAAGCGCTGATCGCAGCCCAGAAAGCCGACGCCGCCGGCTACCAGGAGCAGGTGAACGCGTCCGTCAGCCGTTTCGTGGGCGGCCCCGTTCCTGCCGCCGAGGTGTTAGCTGCCGATCTTAGCGAAGTCGAGGATCAGAATCAGAAGATTCTTCCAGCGATTGCCGCACAGCGAAACCAGCCCGGAGTCGACGAGCAGGTGGCGCTTGGCGCCAAGGAAGAGGAGGGTGACTTTGCCGGGCCACTACAGTTCGCTCCCGGCGGGTGCATTCAGCCCGATGGCAACGAGATTGGCAATCAGGGGCGGCCAATACTGAAGGCTGCTGCCGAGCACGGCATCGGGTCCATTGAGGTCGCGCGGGAAGTCCAGGCTCAGACTGCCTCTCGGCGCCAGGCCGACGAGCCGATCGTTCCGATCAATCATCATCCGGTTCCGGCCACTGACTAGGAGGCGGAAATGGCGGAGCTAACCGAAGAGCAACGACTGGGCGTGTGCATGGAATACGTGGACGGCGAGACTTGCAAGAAGATCGCTGACAAGTACGGGTGCAGTATTAGCACCGTTGGCCGGATAGTCAAGGAGAGCAAAGTCAAGCGATCTCCTAAGCCGCCGACTCCGCCAGTTGCCTCCGGTTCTACTGTCAAGAAGTTCACGTCGCGGGCTAGGTCAATCCTCTGGCGCCAAGAAGGCGGCCGTGGCAAGAAGATGTATAAGGAGTGGAAGGACCGGGTCGATTGGTTGATGTCGGAAGGCGGCGGTGGCTACAACGAAAAGCAGGCCGTTGTCCGGGCGTCGAAGGAATACCCGTGCCTCACAAAGCTTTTTCGGGAATACGACGTTTCCGACTTTGATCCGAATCCGGAAAGTCACGCACATATCGATCACACGATCTCCGCCGTGAAGACGAGCTACGATGGCATCGTGTGCAAGAAGGTCACGCAGAGCTACCGCGACAGCCTACGTTGGGCGATCGACGCCGCTGGAACGAAGCTCCGGACGAGCGTGCTGCCGGACGAGTGCCCGAACGATACAGCGTTCTATCTGTTCCGTCAGGCAATCGAAGAGCCGAAAGACTTCATGCAGAAGGTCAGCCAGATGGAACTGAAGGTTGACAAGGAAGACGAGATTCGTCAGAATGCAAGGAAGGATGCAAAGCGCTCGATAGAAGAGATTAGTGATTACCTTGAAGAACTTGAACTCGAAGAAGAGAGGACCGAAGAAGATGAACAAGAAGAACAGGGCTAAGTTTGCGAGTATGGAATTGCACGAGGGGGTGCTGGCAAAGAGGATTAGGGATCTCGTTGGGCGTGAGTCTATCTTGCTATCCGCTAATAACCACCTGGTTGACCAAGTCAGCGCTGGGCTCGGGGAGATCGCTGGATTGAAGCGCCAGGCCAGCGTGAAAGACGCGCGCTTTGACGCCGCCGACAAGGAGCTGAATGACGAGATCGTTGCGCTGAAGACTAGCTGTGACTTAGCAGATAAATGGAACGCAAATCTACGGCGCGATAACGAGAGGTTGAGGAGCGAGGCCAATGTGGAAAATAAGCGCTACATCTTGGGCTTCAAGATGCAGGGCGATAAGATTGCTGCGCTAGAGAAGAAGTGCCGCGTCCTTTGCGTGGATATCAAGAGAAGGAGTGATAGGATCGTCTACCTGACTCGCGAGTTGGCTATCGAGAAAAACCGAGTTACGGACCTCGCCGGACTCGCGAGAAAGAGGCATTCTGCGATTGAGGACCTGTCTTGCGAGGTCGGTGAGCTTCGCGAGGAACTTGGACTGGACGAGTCGAAGAGGAAAAATGAAATCAGCAGGAAGCTTGACACCCTGGAAGAGTGGAGAGAAAAGCATGGCGAGAGGATACAAGTTAAAGCTGAACAAGACTCCGAAGCCGAAGAAGTCAAAGAAAGCCGGAAGGTCTCTGCCTGTAGTCGGCTCGTGCGACTACTGTGGCCGCGGGCTGGGCACAACGCATGTCAGGACTGCCGGGTCGGCGGTGCGCGCAATTGGCAATCGGGAGGAAGTGATATTAGAGAAGGGTAAGGGCGGGCGCATTTGGTTCTTTTGTTCGTTGGGGTGTCGCGTTGCATTCGAGACTAGACTGGAGAAGGAAAATGAAGTTGCCGGATAAATTTGCCGCTCATGTATTTTGGGTAACCTTGATTCTTATGTTGTGGCTGTGCGCCGTGGCGTTTGGCGGTGTCGCTGAAGACGTTCATCGCAACACGGTCGTCGTCACCAATGGCGCCGGCCACGGGTCGGGCGTCCTGTTCACCCGTGGTGATCGAACATTCGTCTGGACGGCCGCACACGTCGGCGATATCTTTGCGCGGAGCGACGGTACGTTTCGCGAGGCGATCATCCTCCAGGGCGATAAGACTGCGTTTGCTCGTGTCCTGCGGTGTGGCGACTACACGGTCGATACTGACTGCGCACTGCTTGAGATCACCAGCGGAGATAGCATGGTCGGCGACGCCAGGTTCTTTCGCGGATTCAATCACATCAAACTTGGACAGGAGATCGTTCACTGTGGAACACCGCTCGACATATCGTGGAACGAAAGGCTGGTTACGTTCGGTAGAATATCTGGCGTTGATAAACTACTTCAAGGGAACATCCTTGCCGCGCCTCGCCGCCTCGATCACGTCGATATTACTGGCGGGCCAGGGTGCTCGGGAGGCCCTGTTGTCGACGAGGGAACTGGAGGAATTGTCGGCCTTGTAGTAATGGGATCTGGGCCGTCCATGATGATTATCGAGCCGACGCGGTACATCTACGAGTGGTGCGTTAGGCATGACTGCTTGTTTGCGTTCGACCGCACGGTCGATATGCCATGCGAGCTTCATGCGTGGCTGGGCGACGAGTACGTCCGGCGCTGCCGCGCCAGGGACACGACGCCTCCGCTTGACTGGAGTGAGCCGCCGGTTGAGCTTGCCTCGGTGTTGGACGCCATTCGATCGATCGGTTTCTGGGAGTGGTTTGCCATGGTTATGCGGGCGACCAGTTGAGAGTAAGCACTCCATTTAACGCGAAGGTCCCGAAAGACATCCAGGAAAATATGGCCTGGCGGTCCAGGGTCTACAAGCGGGTCATGGACGACCCGGATTTCGCGAGTGTGATTGTCGAGGCGTGTAAGAAGGACCCGCTGTTCTTCATCAATGGCTTTGCGTACACCTACGACCCGCGCCGCCGGCCGTTCTCTAAGATCCCTCTCATTCTCTATCCTTTCCAGGAGGACGCGATACTCAAACTGATTCGTGCGATCAATAGTCACGACATGCTTATCGAGAAGACTCGCGACATGGGCGCGTCGTGGATGTGTATCGCCGCAGTCATGCACTGCTGGATGTTTAGGAAGGACCTGTCATTCTTGCTTGGATCTCGCGTTGAGAATTACGTTGACGATCCGGGCAATCCGAAGGCGATGTTCTGGAAGGTTGACTACCTGCTGCAAAATTTGCCTGCGTGGCTACAGCCGAACGGGTATGACAGAAAACAGCACCGGCGCAAGCTGCACATTGAGAACCCGGAGACCGGGTCAGTCATTGACGGCGAAAGCACGAACGAGAACTTCGCCAGAGGAGACCGCCGGACGGCGATTATACTGGACGAGTTCGCGGCCGTAGAGCGTGGGGAGATGATCCTGAATGCGACGCGCGACGCGACTAACTGCCGGATCTTTAATTCGACGCCGCAGGGAATCAATAACGCCTTCTATGACAAGGCACAGAGCAACATCGAAAAGCTTAGCCTTCATTGGTCCATTCACCCAATAAAGGCGATCGGTCTCTACACTACCGACGAACAAGGTAAGCTGAAGGTCCTCGACGAAGGCGGATACCCAGACGGCTATATCCCCATCCTCGACGGCAAGCTGCGAAGCCCTTGGTACGATAATGAATGCGAGCGAGGCACCCCGCAGGAAATCGCGCAGGAACTCGACATTGATTACCTCGGATCAGGGTTCCAGTTTTTCAATGCGGACCTAGTGCGTGAGAGGATACGGGAGCACGCTCGCCCGCCAATGCTTGTTGGGGATCTTGAATATGACGACGAGA